TGTTCTTTTCCAGTTTTTCACGGATCTGCGTGAGTTCTTCAACGGTTGCGCGTTCGCTGCGGAAATCAACACGGAGTTCTTGCAAGATTTCCGTCTTGCGTGCTTGCTCCAATTCCGGGATCAACAGTTCCGACAATAATTCTTCATGTTCTTCGATACTTCTGCCCATTTTGTTCGCTCCTTTCCTCTTTACTGGTAGCAGTATAACATGCGAAAATGCGTTTTTTCCGTGTCTTATAAGGAAGAGAAAAAATAATGGAACATTTTTCTATAAAAGCTTGCAAAATGTTCCGCACGATGGTATACTTATTTTTGTAAGGGAGGTGTGAAAGAAATGGTGCGAAGGACATTAACAAAAGAAGTCACCTTGACAACCGTCAAATTCTCGAAGTTGGTTGTAAAGGATGGCTTACCCGAAGCAGAAGTGTTTGAACCGGAAATTCTCCTGGGGAACGTTCCCCTGGGAAAAGCGCAACAACTGATCAAGCAGAAATATGGGGACGGGGTTCTGGTGTTTGAGGTCAATCCGGAAACCCGCATCTATGATATGCCGATCGAAGAGTTCATCAAAGTAGCAGAGATTAGAGAAGTAACGAAGACAAAATAACCCAAAACACGAAAAGAGGAAACCACCATGACAGAAGAAATCAAAAACGAAGTAGCCGTAGCAGAAACACACGAAGTCGCAACCCAAGCAGCAGAGAACAACACGTACAGCATCACACAAAACGCAGATGGTAAGTTCCAACGCAAAGCCATCTACAAAGAGTTTTCTAGTGTAAGACCAGAAACACGCGCTCAAAAAATTGCCTTGTTGCAACTATTGGAATCAGACGACATCGCAACCCCGTTAAACAAAGCGGTTGGTCAAAAGATTGAAATCGCTGATGTGATCATCCGTCCTTACGACAGCTTGAATGAAGAAACAGGCGAATTGGAATATGGCGTGTTGACGTATATGATCACACCAGATGGTGAAGCATTCGTAACGTCTTCCAAATCGGTTTACTACACACTGCAAAATGTCTTCACCGTGTTCGGATTGCCGCACTATGAAGGCGAAGAAGTTGTCATCGCACAAGTCGTTAAGAAAAAAGGTTTACAATATGAATACACCGACATCAACATCATCGGGTAAGTGAGGAGTGAGGTACTTGCCGAAGACAAAAAGGGGCATTTACCATAACTTAAGAGAAAGCACATACACGGTTTCTAACTCAGAAATCGTGTTTTTCTTTTCAAGTATGGTCTACCTACATAAGTTTCTGGAAGGGTACAAGGAAAATAGGGACCTGGTACAAAAGCGGTTCGGCAGCCTATCAGACGGAATTTTCATCAATACGGATCTACTGGCAGATGTCCACTACTATGAACAAATCGAAAAACGCGGCTGCTATGCCAAACGTAAAGGAAGTGCTGTAAGTTGTCCCGAACTGTACCAATACGCATTACAAAATCTGACAAACAAGAATACCAACGACTGGCAAAGAACACCAAACGGAAAATAACCCAAACGCAAAAGAACTACGGCATCGACTTATCCAGTGACATCCAGATGCCGAAGCTGAATGAGTTCCGTACCCGGAAACAATTCAATGACTGGAAAGAACAAGTCGCCACCTTCACGAACCGGGCCAACCTGGATTACCAGTTCGTGAAGAACGACTTCGGGGTAGTTGCCAACAAGAAACAACTGATGCAGATCAAACAGAATACCAAACGGGCGCAACGGGAAGCCAAAGCGCTGATCCGGAAACAACAAAACAAACCCGTTATCTACCGAGGGAAACAGATTGCCACCCAGGGCCAACGGATGCAGATGATGGCAAGCGAAGATGCGGGTGGGATTACCGTCCCGCCCGATTTCGATTTCAACAAGATGCGGACCGAACGCCAATTCGAAGACAAAAGTCGGGCCATGGAACTACGAGCCGATAAGGAATACTTCGATAAGAAGATGGAACGGATGCAGCTGAACTTCATGGATGCCCTGGCGATTTACTTCAACGGGGAAGCCGATGAGTTGATTGAGATGGTGGACCAACTGACCGCCAAAGAATTTTGGGAAATGTACCAGATGTTCGATGAATTCGACTTCGATGCGTTCTACCGGGATGGTCGCGATGATGATTCAGACCTGGGGAACATCAAACAGATGGAGGATTATACGATGAAATACATTGATGAAACCCGATCCCAGGAGAAGAAGGAACATTTGGATAAAATTCTGACCCACATCAGAAATTTTAATGAAGGGAATGTGGATCGTTCCCTGGAAAATTTTTAAGCTAGGAGGAGAAAGGGAGGATGGCGAAAAAGCGGAAACGACAGAAATTTAGTTGCGATTTTGAAACCACCACCGATCCAGATGATTGTCGGGTATGGGCTTACGGGTGCATGGAAATCGGAAACCGGGAGAATTACACCTTCGGAACCCAAATGGATGCCTTCATGATGTGGGCGGAAAAGACCCAGGGCGATTACTACTTTCATAACCTCCGCTTCGATGGGGAATTCATTGTCAACTGGTTGTTGCACAAAGGCTTCACCTATTCAAAAGACCCGCTGCCGTACACGTTCAATTCCATCATATCCAGTATGGGACAGTGGTACATGATTGATGTCTGCTATGGGTTCCAAGGCAAGACCAAGCTACACAGTGCCTTTTACGACAGCTTGAAGAAATTGCCCTTTTCAGTCAAAACGATTGCGGAATCATTCAAGTTGCCAATTCTGAAAGGAAACATCGATTACCATGCATACAGAAGCCCTACCCATCAACTGACCCAAGAAGAACAGGATTACCTAAAGAACGATGTGGAAATCATCGCGATGGCCCTGGAAATTCAATTCGGGCAAGGGTTGGAGAAAATGACCATCGGATCGGATGCGTTGAATGGGTTCAAAGAAATCTACGAGAAGAAGAAATTCGAAAAGACCTTTCCGGTATTCAGCCTGGAAATGAATGAAGATTTAAGACGTTGCTACAAAGGTGGGTTCACCTGGTGCAACCCTATCCACCAAGTAAAGACGGTGGGTTCCGGTATGGTGTTCGATGTCAACAGTTTATATCCGGCCCAGATGTATGACCGGGTGTTGCCCTATGGGATGCCGATCTACTATAAAGGGGCCTACCAAACGGAACGCGATTTCCCATTGTACATCCAACACATCAAATGTGGGTTCTATCTGAAGAAAGACCACATCCCGTGCATTCAGATTAAAGGCAGCAGCTTCTTCCTGGGGAACGAATACCTCAGCAGCAGTGAAGGGGAAATCCTGGAACTGTGGCTCACCAATGTCGATCTGGACTTGATCAAAGCCCACTATGAACTGTATGAAGTCACCTATCTGGACGGATGGATGTTCCGTGGCAAGCAAGGCATGTTCAAGGATTACATCGACAAATGGATGTACGTCAAGACCCACGAAAAAGGTGCCAAGAAATTACTGGCCAAACTGATGTTGAACAACCTATACGGGAAGTTCGCCACCAACCCGAACGTGACCGGGAAAGTCGCTTCCTTGAATGAAGACGGGTCCACCGCGCTGAAACTCGGTGAGGAAGAATTCAAAGATCCCGTGTTTACCCCGATGGGTGCGTTCATTACCGCCTGGGGGCGTTACACCACGATCACTACCGCGCAGAAGTGCTATGATCGGATCTTGTATTGTGACACCGACAGCATACATATTTTAGGGACGGAGATCCCGGAAGCCATCGCGCACATGATTGACGACAACCGCCTGGGCTATTGGGCGCATGAAAGCACATTTGTGAAGGCTAAATTTTTAAGACAGAAAACCTATGTGGAATGGCATCAAACCGTTGTTCAATAAAAAATTTACTGAAAGTGGGGTGTAGTCTATGGCTACAGTTCCATTATCGGGAACGAACGTCCGACTTCTGTCGGGCGTTCCTTTCTATAATGATTACAAAGATACCCGTTGGTTCGATAACGCAGACAGCCAACTGAACTATTTTTACAACCGCAACGTGATCCATACGATGACCCAGGCCAACTTTCAGCGCATCGAAGGCCGTTCCTTCATCAGTGTCAACAAAAGCATCGATGAACTCTGGCAAACCAATTACTTGATGTTCCAAAACGCTTCTTACAATAACAAGTGGTTTTATGCGTTCGTAACCAAACTGGAATATAGTCAAAAGAACGTAACCTATGTACACTTCCAGATCGATGTCTTACAGACCTGGCGTTTTGAATGTGTGTTCAAACCGTCCTTTGTGCTGCGGGAACATTGCAAACTGTGGAATGAAGACGGGTCCCCGGTGCGGAACACGGTTCCTGAAAAGCTTCACTATGGTGATGCCTATGATATTGTCTTCCGGG